AATGAACGAAAGTAGACACATAAAAAAGGAATCACTACTAGCAGCACTAGAACAAAGTTTAGGGGTGGTTACAGTAGCTTGTAAGAAGGCAGACATACCTAGAAGCACTTATTATAAATGGTTAAATGAAGATGAAGCATTTGCAAAGGATGTTCAGGAAATAGAAAACGTAGCTTTAGACTTTGCAGAAAGCCAATTACATAAACAGATAGCTGATAATTCAACTGCTGCTACAATATTTTATTTAAAGACTAAAGGAAAGAAAAGGGGATATGTAGAACGCCAAGAAATAACAGGTGCAGATGGTATGCCTACAAACTTTCAAATAGAAATCATTGACAAAACAGAAGATATCGACTAATGTAATATTTAAACATTTACAGAAGTCTAAAACAAAGATTACCATTGAGCAAGGGGGAACAAGAAGCGGTAAAACGTATAACATTCTTCTTTGGCTTATTTTTGACTATTGTACTAAAAACAATGGCAAGACAATAACGATATGCCGCAAAACATTTCCAAGTGTTCGGGCATCAGTTATGCGTGATTTCTTAGATATACTTAAGCATCACAGAATCTATTCGGAAGACTTTCACAATAAATCAAATAGTGAATATGCATTATTCGGTAACCTTGTGGAATTTATATCTTTAGACCAACCACAAAAAGTAAGGGGTAGAAAAAGGGATGTGCTATTTATTAATGAAGCTAATGAACTATTCTTTGAAGACTGGCAGCAATTAGTATTTCGTACCACAGAAAAGATAATACTTGACTATAACCCTTCAGATGAATATTCTTGGATTTATGATAACGTAATACCAAGAAAGGATGCGGAATTCTTCAAGACCACATATTTAGATAATCCTTTTTTAGATAGCAGCATACAAAAGGAAATAGAACTACTAAGGGAAACAGACGAAGCATACTGGCAGATATACGGACTGGGTGAAAGGGGGATAAGTAAAAGCACTATATTTCAATATACAGAAGTCAACAAGATACCAGAAGATGCTAAGTTTATTTCCTATGGTATGGACTTTGGTTATGTCAACGACCCTACGGTATTGGTAAGTGTTTACCAAAAGGATTACAACCTATACTGCAAGGAACATTTCTACCAAACTAAAATGACTGCTAACGATATCTTTCATAAGCTAAAGGAAATAGGCGTAAATAAAGATGCGGTGTTTTGTGATTCAGCAGAACCAAGACTTATTGACGAACTTAGAAGAATGGGTTTAAACACTAGACCAACAATAAAAGGTAGGGATTCAGTCAATGCAGGGATAGACCTTTTAAAGCGTTATAAGCTACATATAACGACTGATTCAAGTAATATGATACAGGAATTTAGAAACTACAAATGGGTAGAAGATAAGGGCGGAAAACTAACCAATGTACCAAAGGATGCAAACAACCACACAATCGATAGTTTGCGCTACGCTACCTATAATATGTTGTCTAAACCTAACTACGGAAAATACGCAGTTCGATAGTTCTAAAAATCAAAATAAAATCGTTTTATAGTTATGGAAGTAAAGATTAAAGTACCTAATCATTTATCAGAAATCCCTTTACACAAATACCAACAATTTCAAAAGGTATTAGATGTGAATCAAGATTCTGGTATGAGTGATATTTTTATTCAAGAAAAGATGTTGCAGATATTCTGCGACCTACCACTAAGTGATGCTTTAAAATACCGTAAAGGTGATATAGACAACATCACTAATATCATTACAGAAACCTTAGAACAGAAGCCAGACCTGGTAAGAACTTTTAAGATAGGTGATACTGAATTTGGCTTTATTCCTAAGTTAGAAGATATGACCTTTGGCGAATATATCGACTTAGATAATTACATAGGTGATGTAAAGAACTTACACAAAGCAATGGCGGTATTATACCGACCTATCAAACAAAAGATAAAAGGCAAGTATTTAATACACGAATACAAAGGTGATGATTACCACGAAGCNATGNTACACACACCAATGGATGCTGTAATAAGTTCAATGGTTTTTTTTTGGCATTTAGGAATAGAATTATCGACGGCTATGATAGCTTATTTACAAGTTCATCACAAGGAGGACTTGACGGAAGAGCAAATTTCGGCACTAAATGGGGTTGGTATCAATCTGTCTATGCACTTGCCGATGGGGATGTTACCAAATTTGAAAGCATAACAGATTTAAATATGAACGCTTGTTTAACNGCGTTAACCTTTAAAAAAGAAAAGGCAGAAATAGAAGCCAACGAATTAAAAAGAAAACGATGAGCGAAATAACATACAGGGGTATTCAATCCTTTTACGACCTAACAACTAAGGTAAGGGATATCTTACAATCAGATATAAATGTNAACACCGTAACCTTTGGTGATATTACAGAAGTAGATTTAAACAAGCAGACGATATTTCCGTTGTCGCACATAATGATTAACAACGTAACTGACAATGGACAAACTTTATCTTATAATATTTCGGTTATGGCTATGGATGTGGTGGATACGAGTAAAGACGCAACGACTGATATCTTCGTTGGTAACGATAATAGACAAGACATTCTAAACACACAACTAACGGTCTTAAATAGACTTCAGCAGAAGTTACGAAAAGGAACACCACACCAAGATGGTTATCACTTAGAAGGCAGCGCAAGTATGGAAGCTTTCTATGATAGGTTTGAAAATGAACTAGCAGGATGGGTAAGTACTTTTGAAGTAGTTACTATGAACACTATTGATATATGCAACTAGATAAATTCAAGGAAGCGTTAGAATTATTTAGGAATCAGGTTATAAATGAATCTAAACAGAACCTGCGCAAGATAGGCAAGGGCGGTGGTACTTTAGAAAATAGCATTGAAGGAACAGAAGTTAAGGTAACGGATAGAAGCCTTGAATTTGAAATTAAGATGGCTGACTATGGCGTGTTCCAAGATAAAGGGGTAAGCGGTATTAAACAGAAATATAACACGCCTTACAGTTACACAACTAAAATGCCACCACCAAGCAAGTTAGACAAGTGGACAGTTAAAAAGGGAATCGCACCAAGGGACGATAAAGGAAGATTTATAAGCAGAAAAAGTTTACAATTTGCAATAGCAAGAAGCATATTTTATAAAGGAATAAAACCAAGCTTATTTTTTACTAAACCATTTCAGAAATACGCTAAAGGATTACCAAAAGAATTAGAAACCGCTTTCGCTTTAGACACCGAAGCACTTTTGGCATTTGTAACAAAACAACAACTAAACAATAAGTAATGGCTAATATATTTGTAAGAAGTCCATTTTATGTATCTAAAAAAGACTTAGGCGGTACTGCGGCATATGGGATACTAACGATACAAGTAGATGGTGCAACCGTTTACACACTAAGAAAAAACATATCGCAAACCTATGTTCTGTTTGAAATAGCTGAACTTCTAAGGGACTATCTTAATATTGCTTATGACCCTGATACAAACTTTTACCAGACACATAGCGAAACATACCAAACAAGCATTCAGCTTTACACAAGTGCTAATGCTACCGTAGGAAGTCCTGAAGTGGTTAACGGTTTTATCATTGATGCTTACGGAAACTTTGAAGAAGGTAGCAACCCTACCACCACCGCAGGGTATATGCAAAGCAATGATATCATTTATAAGTTAGCAGATAGTGATATCAGAATCCCAGTAGATAGAAACAACACCACAAGCGTTACCTTTTTATACCAAAACAACATTGTTTATAGTAAACTAATTGTTCCAAGTTTAGCATACGTTTTTGAATATGTAAGCAACGGTGTAAACGCTTACGATAGCTTTAAGGACAGGGTAGTACAATTAGAAGGAAGCTATGAACCTACGAATGTATTATTGACTTTTTAGATGAATACGAAATATTTGAAGTAGACCAGATAAACATAGCCACTACCGATGGGTTAAGAATCGTTAAGGTAAACACCATTGAAGAATGTAAATACAAACCTGCTAAAATTAGTTTTATTAATAAGTTCGGTGGGCTACAGGATTTGTGGTTCTTCAGAAAATCCATTAAACAACTTAACGTAACAAAAGAAGAATACAAACGGTTTGAAATTGGGCTAACGGGAACATACGACACTTTAAAGCATCCAAGAAAAACCTTTAACATTCAAGGTGCTAAAAGCATTACTTTAAATACTGGTTATGTAGATGAAAGCTACAACGAAGTAGTGGAACAGATGATGCAAAGCGAATACGTTTGGATGGAACAAGACACCGTTATTACGCCTATGGTAGTAAACGCTTCAAGCCTTACTTATAAAACTGGTGTTAATGACAAGTTGGTAGACTACACGCTTAGTTTTTCTTATGCTTTTGACAATATCCAAAACATCCGCTAAATGCAGAAAATACAATTATACATACAAGGCACAAGAATGGATATGTTCGATGATGAAAGCGTATCCATTACTGATACTATAAAAAACGTACAAGACATAGGCAAAGTCTTTACATCTTTTAGTAGAAGCTTTAACTTACCTGCATCAAAAGAAAACAACAAAATATTCAAACACTATTATAACTTTGATATTACAGGTGGATATGATGCTAGGGTTAGGGTTAGTGCTGAAATACAACTAAACAACATAAGCTACAAATTAGGATATATTAAGTTGGAAGGTGTAAGCCTTAAAAACAACAAAGCACACACTTATAAAATTACCTTCTACGGTGAAACCATTTCACTAAAGGATACTTTTGGTGAAGACAAACTATCTTCTTTAAGTTGGTTAAATAACTTTAGTACTAAACCTAGCGGCGACCCTTTGTTATTTGAACCTGATGATATAAGAACATACCTAACAACCAACACAAATAAAACAGTAGGCGGTGTAATATATACAAACCCAATACAAGTACCGTTACTAACGCACACACAAAGGTTGTTTTATGATAGTTCAACAGGACACGCACACGATGACCAATATAGCGGCAATTTATACTATCAAACAGGGGCAGCACATATTCACGGTGTTAAGTGGAACGAATTAAAATACGCCATTAAAATATCTTTAATAATTAAAGCAATAGAAGAACAGTACGGCATTACTTTTAGTACTGATTTCTTTAACAACACCAACACAGCTTATGAACCTTTGTATATGTGGTTGCACAGAAACAAGGGTAAGGTTACAAGCGGCGAACAAGTACCGCAGAATGTTTATCAAGTTAGTGAATGGGCAAATGCAACTGGGAATATTAGTTCAATGACTAATAATATCCTTACGCTTCAATATACTTATCCAGATTCGCCGCTTTATGCTAAACTAACAATGCGACCAGCAACTGGTTTTGAAACGGTTGAATATCAATACCAAATGTTGGAAGATGGGCAAGTTGTATATACTAGTCCCTTAGTAACAGGTGATTCATACTGGCAAAGAGGACCTATATTTTTCCCTAAGCCGTTGACCGTAATTATTAAGTCCCCAAATAACATAGACTTTGATAATGCTGAATGGTATATAACACAATTTAATTCGTCTTCAGACACATACACAAGTTCAAGTATTTCTGTTGGTAGTGAATTTGAATTTATCATTACGCAGCAAATACCTGAAATGAAAGTAATAGACTTCATTAGCGGTCTTTTTAAGATGTTTAACCTTGTAGCTTATGTAGAAGATGACATTATTGTAGTTAAGCCATTAGATGACTTCTATTCAAGCGGTACAAGCTATGATATTAGCCAATACATTGATGTTGAAAGCAG